TGCAATCAAGGCATTTAATTACGTCTGTGGGCCTTTTTGCAAAAATAGAAAACTGTGTTCCAAACTTAGAACCAAGCTCTCCTTCAAGATAAACTGTTCTCATCATACCTGTATGCTCCTACTAAATGTTTTATCCAAAATGGATATAAGTTCTCTCTACAAGAAAGTCTGTTCCTTGCATGATGAAAGAAGACATCTCTTCCTAAAAATACTCCGCAGTGGTCCGGCACTTTTGCTCCTAACTGAAAAATTAAAATATCATTCTTTTGAAAGTCGGATACTGGTACTGCACCCCATTGAGCTATAATTTCGTCGGTAAAATAGTTTAAATCTTTTTCATACCAACGGTCTTCAAAAGCAGCTCGTGGCGCTATATCTATATTTTGAGACGCTAAAAAATCTTTTGCCGCTTCAAAACAATCTGTAACTCCAAACTCATATTCTCTGCCAATTAAAGGGTTTTGTAAAAACTTTGGTTGAACAATATTTAAGTCCATCTCAGGATATTTAAAGATATAGTATGGAATACCCAAAGCATTACAGCTATTTATATCATTTGTGCTAGGAGTATTATCAGTTTCAATGTGATTGTGAACGATTGCAACAATATCTGCTTTACTTTTTATTTTAAAATATTGAGTTGAGTCTATTATAAAATTATTTAGTCCTTCATATATGTTATTACAAGGAAACCATTGTTTTTTTCCTTTTACAACTCCAATAATTCCACAACCTTCTTTTGGGTATTCTTTCTCAAAATGCTCATAAATTTTATTAATCATCTAAACTTTTCTACTCCAGGAAAACCACCAAAAGGTAGAGAAGGATTTTGTCTATCTGCTTGTGCGAATCGAGTTTTACAAGAACTTATAAGTTTTCCACAGTAGTCTATTCTTAACCAGTATGATGGATGTGTTAAAGGAGATTTATTGGTGCCTGCAATAGTTGCTTGAAATATTCTTTTGTAATCATTTGTTCCGCGAACGCTTGTTAATATAAATACTTTTTCACCTACTGCATATGCTTGACTTGCAGACCATGCAGCAACTGCCTGATTGCTGACCCCGCCGCTGGTTAGTGTAATTTCATTATTATCTATATCAAAAAATTTACCGTTTGCTGGATTTAATTGCCAGTTGCAGCCTCCTACTCCTTTTGTTAAAAATGCTTGATACTCCCAGTTACAGTATTTTCCTATAATTTCTCTATGCGGCACCCTAATTCCTTCTACGTCAAAAGGACTCGCACATTCAAAAGATACAAAAATATTATTCTCAGCAGCAACTCTATCAAGAATATACGTTTGAGAAGGAAACTCTTTCGGAAGAGTCGTAGTAAATCCTGAAACGTCTCCAACCAAATAAGTATTTTTGAATAAAGTTTTTCGTACAACAACTTTTGAAGTTAGAAAGTCATCGTTTCTTTGTATATTATTTCCTGAAAGAATATCTCCCATAAGTGTTTCATCGGAGGTTCCGTCAGAATTATTTGCGTGTCCTCGTGTTAAAGTAACAAAATTAGCAACTTGCAGTATAGGTCGATGACTTGCGCCCGACGAAGCAAACTTAGTACCCTCTATAACAATAGGAATAGCTATGTACTCTTTTAAGGCTGTTCCGTCAGCAGTAGGAAAATAAACATTTGCAGTTCCCCCAACAAGTCCACTAAATAAATATATTACTGTACCATTGGGTATAGTAACTTCAAAAAGAGTTACTAAGGAATCATCAACTTCTTGAAGCTGTACTGCATCTATAATTTCTGTCATGGCTCATAAACCCTTCTAAATGTTGCATTTAAAGTGTGAAAATCTTCTCTGACATATGTCGTATTATATGTATCACAAACTACTTTTAAGTTTGTATCTCCTGCTCTGTCTGTAACCGTAAACGTAAAGTTTTTAGCAGCTTTTTCGTCTAAAAAGTCTGCAATTAAATTAATATCGGAGGCGGAACGATTTGAGAAAGTTACAGAGAATGTGTCATCTTTAGTATTTATACCGCTAAGAAATCTTTGCTCATATCCATCTCCAAAATTTGCGATTAAAGTTTGATGAGTAGTAGTTCTTGACATTCCTCTATCGGCCGTAACAGTAACAGAGCTACTCAGATTTGGAGTGACATCGGTTGTTCCTATAACAAATTTAAAAACAGCCATTATGCCGCTCCATAAGGACTTAGTAGTCCTCCTGCTCTTTTTTGGTTTTTAATTTCGTTTTGAACTGCTACTGCTATTGATTTACCGAACTCTTGTGCTTGTTTTCCTTCATCATCTGACCGTATATCTGTTGAGCCTGTTTCCATGTTTACGTTTACAACAACATTACTCTGGCCTCCACCTTTCATCTCAACAGGAATCGATCTACCGTTTGGAAGAGGAACTACTGCTTCAGTCCCATGAAGTATTGCAGGATATCCAGCATCCCGCCCACTTGCAATTCCTCCTTGTGAGTATCCTGCAAGTTTTTTTCCGTTACTCATTACTCCTCCGTATCGCTTATGAGACGCCGCACCATAATAGTTAGGATTTGCTAAATCGGCAGCAAATGATCCTGGGCCTGATTTTGGGATTCCTGTACCGCTTTGCGACGCTCCAAAGACGGTCATTATGCCTCTTAATACTTGCTCTGCCGCCATCTCTGCTAATATTTTTGCCATCATTTGAAGTATTGATTGTCCCATTAAAAGAAAAGCATCTTTTACACTTTTTGTACCGGTTATAATACTTTCAAATGCTCGTGAAAGATTATCCTCAAGAGAATCGCCCACAGCTTTTCCGAGTTTTCCTATATCAGTAAAGTTTTGTTCTATAAGATTTTTCTGTTCTTGTAGAGCTAGTATTTGAGCATCTATTCGTTTTCTCTCTTGGTCAGTAGCGCCGCTCCCTGCAAGCTTCGCTTTAAGCTCCTTGTCCCGTAAAGAATCAATCTGAAAGTCTAAATCTGCAAGTGTTTTTTTATGTTGTGCTTCCTCTCGAAGAAAAGGAAGATATGCTTGCATTCCTCTATTTAATTCTTTCTGTGCTTCAGCCTTTCCAGTAAGCTCTCGAGTTTCCATCTCACGTAATATTAAAAGTCTGTTACTTACTGTTTGTCTGTTATTTGGATTAAAGTTATCTTGTAGAAGATCATCGGCTGTTCTATTTCCGGCACCTGTTCCAAACAGCTTTTTGGCAGAATTTAAAGTTCTCTCATCGAGAATCTCCTTCAAAGGTTTTTTTCCCTGCTTATTGGATATAGTAGGAAGAACCTTCTCTAAAATTTCATACTCCTCTATTAGAGATCTTACAGAACTAGTTGGTTTTGATGCGTCTGTACCTATCTTTAGGATTTTGTCGGTACTTGCAGCGAACGCCTCAAGTGCAGCAGCAGGAGCACCTACAGCTGTTTGTAACTTGTAGAACAGTGTTATAAGATCTGATAACTCTGGATTTAGCTCCCCCACGTTTTTGTTGAAGCCTTTAATCTCCTTCGCGCTAAGTTTTGTTGGATCTCCCAGTGCCTCTATTCCTTTCTGTAATCCAGATAACCTGGTGCTAAAGTCGTAGGTAGATAGGCCTGCTAGGTTTCCCGCGTCAATGAGTAATTCAGAACTTGCCACAAATTCTTTTATACTTTTTATTGAGGCTGCAACTCTAGTTTTAAATTCTCGAAAATCGCCGACGAACTTCACATTATTCCTCATCTTTGTCTTCTCCACCTCACCAGTAGGTAGTTGATAACCTCTAAAACCAGATAAACTTAAATTACTTGCTAAATTTGAAGCCTGCTGTAATTTTTGCATTTTTGAAGTGGCTTTTATTAAATTATCGGCAAGATTTTTAACTTCTTTATTTTGTTCCTGAAGTCTTCGTAAAATAGTCTCATTTCTGTCTTCAAAATCTTTTAATTCGTCACTCTTTAACGCATTCATTAGCTCTTTTGCGAGTGATACTGCCAAAGTCATAACACCCAAAATTGCAATCGCATTTAGTGCTTTACTTGCAAAGCTAGCAAAGCCTGCAACTCCAGCCTTCATTGTTCCCATTACTCGTCCATGCTCTGCTTGCATTGCTCGCAGATTTGCAATTGCTGTTCTACTATATCGTGCAAAACCGGTTGAGTTTTCTGCTACCATTCTTGCATGGTCTGCACGAATCATTGCAGTATCTCGTAAAATAGCAGCTTTTGTGATCTTTGAATGATCGATTACAGTAGATCCTGATTTTGATGCTTCTGCTAGGTTTAACTCTCTTACTCCGAAGGTTCCTCCTGCGATGTTCTGTCCTACAATACCAGGCCCTGCAGCTGCTGATAAACGAGCTCTAGCTCCTGCGGCGGATGCTGCCACATTCATCATTTGAGGCATTGCAGGAGTTAACGCTCTTGCCATACTAAGACCTAGAAGTCCAAAAGCTGCAGCGAGTGCTTCAATATTTTTTGTAAAAACATCTGCTATAAAAAGTGCTGGACCAATCATCTCTTTTTGAATATTCTTTATTAAGTCATCAAAAGCTTTTCCGAGCTTTGCAATGCCATTTGCATTTTTTCCAATATCATCAAATTTTTCATCTGCCTGTGCAAGAACTGCATTTACAACTGCTTGCGTTCTCTCGAAGGCAGTAAGCTCTCTGCCTGTAATTTGTAAAGCAGTTTTATAGTCTTTCATTACTGTATCAAGACGTATAATGATACCAAGTTCGTCCAAGAGTTCGGGTTCAGCTTTAATTGCACCACGTGTTAAACGTTGAAAAGCGTCTGGAATATCTCTACCTAATGTAGCTCCTGCATTCTTTGCAGCTTTTGCAAGACCCTCTAGTTGGTCTGAATTAAGGCCTGCGGCTCTACCGATTGCTGCGGCCTGTGCCGCTTCTTCAAAACTAATAATACTTCCTGAAGCTTCTTGTATTCTGCTTGTCAATAGCTTCATGGATGTTCCGGTTTTAAAAGCATATTGCTCTTGAGCGTCTTGCAGGGCTTTTAGATTGCCAGCTTGTTTTAGAAAGTTAAATGCTGCTGAAATAGCAAAGATATTTGCAGCAAGAGTAGCATATGCAGCAACAAAGCCACTACTGCCAGTTGCCATCTTTGAAAATGCTTTTGTGCTGTTTGAAGTTGCCCCTGCCGCTCCCTTGGCTTTTTTATGGTAGTTATCTGAAGCATCTGCGGCTCTATCTAACCCCGCTCCAGCTTTTTTTGCGCCAAGGCCTACTTTTCCAAGGGTTCCCTTGTCGTCTACTTTTACATCAATTTCAACCTTATTCTTTGCCATTAGCCTTTCACATTATGGGCATATGTTTTACCACCCCTTGCAGACTTTC